ATAATGTAGTGGTGCCGCCCTGCAATGAATCCGGGCCACATACTTCGAACAAATGGAATAAATTCATCCTGACAAGCTTCAAGCTTCTCTAACTGCTTCAGACGCAGTTCCAACCGCAGTTTTTGAGTTTCGTCTACCGTTTCAAGACTCAGGCTCATAGGGGTCCCTAAGAATCCGCCAAAAACTTTAAAAATTTATCCACATCTAACGGCAACGTGAATAAAAGATCAGGCTTCACTTCTGCAACGCCCTTGTCCGCGACTCGTAACACACGTTCAGATCGATACAAATACAGTTCATCAGTATCTTTTACCCATTTTTGAGCCAAAAGCCAAACTTTTGATCCTATGTGCCGTGTGGCAAAACTCACCTGAAACGGACTGAGCAACACTTTATTGCCCCTCAGAACCTTCAACTCGATTAAATGCAAACGTTTCTTTTCATCGCACAGTAACAGGTCAGGTATGCCGGGGGTTTGCGAATTCTCGATTCGCGTCAGTACTACATTCGCCCCGGATTTTTCAATGTGCCACTTTAACGTCTTCCAAAACTTCGATTCGCTCTGGTTCGACATCAATCACCTTTTCCCCAAGCTGACGCCTGAGTTCGTTTAGTGCTTCCTGAACTTGTTCCTTGCTCATCTGATCTATGGAGCCGTGACGTATTTCACTCTTATTAACGTAAATATTACCCTGGGCAAGACCTCTGGCTTTTTCAGCTTGGACAGCGGCACTATATGCACCGTTCTCTAACGCCTCGTCCCTGATCCGTTGTAAATCGCGAATATGCCTCGCATAAGTCACTTCGTATTTTTGAGCAAGCTGCTCCCTGCGCTCGCGTAACGCCTTACAGACGTGTGGACTGATTTTGGGGTTTAAAAGCTCGTAAGCCCTGACATTTGCGCCACGGGCACTGAAGCCCGCTTCTACGGCTAAGTTTTGTAACGTGTCTTGGCCCTCGCGGGTTGCTACAAGCTCCACGAACTTTACTTGCTTGCCGGTTAGTCGAGTTTCTTCGCTAACGCGCGGCCTCCCACGGCCCTTGGCTTTGTCAACGGCTTTCTCCATGCGGTGAATCTTATACCAAAAAACGGATCAAATAACAGCTTTTTTTAAACAGTAAACGCCGTTTGATTTTTTAGGTGATTGTTTGCGAAAAACTTGCACCAGTACACGTGCCGTACAAGAGCCCCCACGGTGCGCGGAAATTCCCGAAAAGTTCGCGCTCGATTGTCCGCGGTTTGCCTCGATTGTCCGGGGGCCCCGAGCATAACAAAACGGTACACGGCCCGCGGTGCGCGGTTTGCGGGCTTACTTGCGGGCGGTTTGTGTGCGTTAACTTGTTGCTCCTGGGCATGGATTGTCCAAATGACAAAATATGTCCCGGCGATAAATCGCGGTTATTTGGGCACGGTGTACGGTTCGCGAACCGGGCAGTTCAAACCACCGGACACGGTACGCGGTGCGCGGTACGTTTGCCCCCATTCCCGGGAGGCGGGCGGGGGCCGGTTGTACTCGTTTATTCGGGCCAAAAAAAAGCCCGCGCATGGCGGGCTTGTGCGGCGGTTAAAACTACTAGATCAACTCGGCCGCCACGTCCAGTGTGAAAGGAAGCCACCCGCCGCGCGGGCCCGGTTGGATATATTGCATTTTACGAGAATGGATTTTAAGAATACGGCCCTTTGAGGACATGAAAACGTCGATTAGTTCTACGCTTGGAATCTCGCACAAACGAAGACGGTTGCCGGCGGAATTTTTAGGAGTAAAAAACCGATCAATAATTTCTTTATAGGTTTTTGTATTTTCTAAAGAGGGATAGACGTCTAAAATCTCACGCCCGCTATCGTCTCGCTCTAATTCTTGAAAATTAGAAAATCGAGAATCAATACCCGTTACCCGGTAAACTGGTAAGGGCCATTCTACATATTCAACGCGCCCGTCTTCGGCAGAAAAAACTAATAAACATAAATGCATTTTTGGATTTTTCACTTTTTCATTTTGCATTGTCACAATATCTAATTGTTTTTCACTCATGATCACAAACCTCATTTTTAGTTGATTAACACGCGCATATATTCGCATACATAGAACCCCGAATAAAGCCCACAAAAAAGCCCGCACGAGGCGGGCTAAAAGCTTGATAACTTTTTAAAACTTAGGCGGCGTTTGCGATCGTCTCCCATTGGTTACGCGGCAGGTTTAAAACGGTAGAGCCGTGAGAATACCAGTCGTCCACGTCGTCGGCGTCTACAGTGTGAGCGACAGCGGTTACTGCATTAACTAACGTCGCGCGGCTAACTGGCTTATTCACGTATCCGGGTTGCTGTATCGTTTGCATGAAACCCGCCATTAACGATTCAGTAGATTTTTTCGGGAGAGACAAAACCGAAACAACCGCGTCCACTACAGCCGTCGGATTTGTGAGCCCGTTTTCTACCGTATCGTTATGAGCCCTTTTCATAACTTCGATCATCTCGTCGAAAGATTCCCGCGAAGCGTATGAAGCGACAATGTCCCGAAGCTTTAATTCAAGAGCGCGATTGTCCGCGTCTTTCGTTTCTTGCTTTAATAACTCCCATTGGTCCCCACCGCGAGCACTCGTGACATGAGTGTTCCGAGTTTTGTTTTCGGTTTGCATTCCATTTAAACAGGCTAACGTCCAAAACATTTGGGTAACCGAAACCGCACCGTTTCCAGTTTCGCTATTCGATAAAGCAATCCCGTTTGCCATATGATCACCTACGGCCGGTTCGGCTAATTGATTACGAGACTTCAAACGAAGCGATAGACGTTGATCAGTTACGCTCCCATTGACAACCTGCCATGCCGCCGGGCTATCAACTAATTGCGGAAGCGACGCCTTTAATAAATCGAAGTTATCAAAAGTTTTAAATTTATCGGAAACCACCGCCCGCAATAGTGGACGCTCACCATCAAACGTCCGGAGCATTTTGTTTTTCGGTTCGGTTTCGAAAATCTTATTCATGAGCGCGTCAAACTCGGGCGAGTAATTGTCGCGCAACCGTCGCGCTGTTCTAACGTCGATATCGGCCGTGGCGGATAGTTGACCAAACGCAACGTCGTTAGTTTCGAAAGTTTGCGTTGGCATTCCCCCGGTGCCCTCTAGAATGACGTTAGTATTACCCTCGCGCGTCTCTATATGCATGGCATTTGTGGGCGCAATATAATCTTGCTTTCGTTTAGTCTGGTTATCGATTGTTTGCACAATTGATTGAAGCGTACCCTTTGCGTTTTCGATTTTATCTAATTCCATTTTTTAACTTCCTTTTAAAGTTGTCCAGGGTGCGGCCGCCCCGGTTTTGTTTGCCGCATTCCAGATAATATATAAGAGCGTCTTATATGTAAACTTTTTAAATTTTTAATTATGCCGCCCTTATTACCGGTATTTTTTTAAAAAACCGTTTCTCAAAAGTCTCCCGGTTCGAATCGTCTATAACAAAAAATTTATTAGACTCGTTTGGAATCAATGCCGGTCCTTTCGCTTTTAGTCCAATAATTTTGCCGGGGGATTTTAAATTGATTAAATCGGATTGATCCCCATTGATCACGCGCCGCCCCAAAAAAATGTCTGGCATTGGCCCCCGAAAGACGGCCGCAATCGGAACACCAGTATCAAAAGCTTTTTTAACTTGGTTATGATATTTCGGAGCACCCGAATAACTGAAAATCAGATTATAGTTTTTTGGGGTTTTTAAAAGTCTCGCCGCACGTTTTGAATAATCATAAAAATTCAGCTCCGGGAATTCTTGCGGAATGCCGAAAGTCTCATAAGCAATATCAGAAATGGTATTCAAACGAACCCAACCGACAACCCCGGTCTTTTTGCAAAGTTTTAAAAAGTTCGATAGCTCCCGGCGTAATTGCTCTAGAAATCTCAATTGGTCATTTTTAAAAAATTCAGTCTTTCGTTGCCGGGCTTCGTTTACGCTGTCATATACAGTAGCCAAGCCCGAATCCTTTAAACAAGCTTCCATGCACCCCGCCGCCTTGCTACCGGGACAAATAATATTATCCGGGTACATTGATAATTGCGCTAGTCGGATCGCGCCGCCAAGCTTTTGAGTCTTTCTTACTTTCGAGTTACCGTTTCCCGTGTCCAATAATTTCATAGCCATTTTTAAACTTCCTTTTAGTTGTATGGGAATTGTCTTATATTCTTTTTAAAAAGTAAACCGCTCCGGGACAATTAAAAAAGCCGTTCCCATATAGTACTTTTCATAAATAAAAAAAAAATAAAAAAACTTTTTGAGGCCCCATATGTGGAAACGCTAATTAACAAAACCGCCCCGCCTTGAAACAACACCGGGACACCACCGGGACGCCTGAAACCCGCGTATTTACTGGTCAATCCCACTAGTCCCACTAGTCCCACCATTTTTGAAATTATTTTTTCTAAAAATAAGGTTTGGTTAAAATATCTCTTATTATAACGCCGATTAACAAAAAACCTTTCTTTTTATATGCGACTGATCATATACTTGGGCCTTTAACTAAGCGGAGCATAACTAATGCAAACAACAATTTTTAAAAACTCAACTGGCGGCTACACCGTCCGATGGCCGAGTGCCGAGAACCGCGGACTATTTCACGAGAAGCATTTCACGCCCGCCGTGGGTTACTCGTGCCGCAAAGAATCGTTAAAGTTCGCGAGGGATCTAGTCGAAAACGCGGAGCAGTCCTGATGTTCTGGTTGCTTAACAAAATCTATCAAATTTTTAATCCTCCTCAAGAAGTGATTGATGACAAGCTGAAACGCAAAATCGAACAACAACGCGCCAAGAACCGCGAAGAGGCACTAAATATGGTAGTCGAAACAGACCCCAATTATTGGGATTGTGAATGTGACGAGAACTACATCCACAAAAAATCGGTAACTTTATTCTGTTCTGTATGCAAAATGACAGAAGATGAATGTTCCGATTCAAGACCGAACGAAATAAAACTTTATTACAAAGGATACAAAAAATGAACAGCGAACTTGAATACCATGCCCTAACTGTATCTGTCTATAACGGAACTTCATATTGGAATAAACATCAAAAGGACATTGAATCTGTGTACGCGCACATTAAAAGATACTGCCACAGGCATTGCCACGTTTTTATTTTCACTAAGGAAAATAGCGATAGTGAACTGAGGTTTAAAGAGCAATTCGAGAACCGCAAAGCGAAGCCCGAGGTCGAACCCCAACCAACCTATACTATTTGGTTTCAGGACGGAGGCGGGCGGCAAGAGGGCTTGACTGAAGACCAAATGCGAAAGCAGTCCGAGCGTTATAGCTTCGATGCGGATGAAGTAGTTGAGTCAGGCGAGTTAACTTTTATCGATGAATTAGGCGAAGAAATCGGCGGTTGTTTCAAAACCAATTAGCCCGAGTCCAGGGGTCATAAAAAAAGGGGGCAATGCCCCCTTTCTTATTTTTAAACCGGAGCAACCTCATTTTTTTCTCGCTCTTCTTCGGTCATGTTTTGCCACTCTTCATGGTTTTCCCAATTATGAATTTCGGCGTCCAAATCACCGTAGCCCAGTGAGCAAATTTTCCAGCTAACAAAGTCACGCCAAGAAGCGTAGCCCTTTTCTTCCGCCATTTTTTTTAAAACTTGAACCTCGTGTTTGCGAAACTCTATGGTTTGTTGAATTCTTACTTTCATTTTTTTATCTCTATTTATTTTTGGATAGAATTAATTGAGCGGCAGCTAACCGCTCGTTTTCTTCTGGTGTATTCAACCAAGCATGCATGCTTAAAGCCTTGACCATGTTCTTTAATGCCCAAGTTGGCTGGTTACCAGTTATTTTTTTTGCTTCTGATAGATTCATTTTCATTTTCTCCTAGTGGTATTTGTAGCTAATGTTTTTAATTGATGGATTCCAACATGCGCGGCAATCCATACACTTATTATCTTGATTGTGTGCGTTGCACTCATGGTCAATTGGCGCTTCGTTTTTATGTACTGTACTGGTTAGTTCAAATCGCTTTGGTGGCCGTCCGTCTATCATGGGAGCAGATACCCGCACGATTAGATTGTTTGGAAACGCGCCATGCTCTTTTAGGTATGACGCGACCATCTTATTTTCTTTTGTCGGCAACCAAAACGTGGTAGTCGGTACAGCGATCGCGATTTTAACGATGTTCTTTAACATACGCATACTTTGAATGTCTCCACTATCAAACCAGCGAAAGAATGGTTTGCGCTTGGCTAATGCAATCATGCTCGGAACCCATTCGGGAGAGTAAATCTTTTGGATTCTTTTATTGTGTGCCTTAGTGGTGGAATCCATTATATAAAACCCACCTAGTGCGTAGCATTCCTCGCAGATTGAACCTGAAATTTTTGCCAGCCGTGAGCCAGTCTTGCAATCCCTTGCAGATATCCCGAATGATTGACAATCATCGGGCATTTTAGAGGGGTTAGATAAACCGCCTACATTTTCGGTCGCTTGTTTAATTGATATTAATTCCATGGGTTAGACTCCTATTGGTTTAGTTAATTATACTTTGCATTGCCGTATAAAAAAAGGCCAGGGATGCTGGCCTTTTGTTTGGTGGGGCTGGTTTATTTTTTGTGCAGCGTAAACTCTTCGAGTTTCTTGTATTCTCTCACACCAGACAATTTACCAGATATATAAAACCCCTCATGGTTTTGAACTGGCATGATAAAAGACATTTCATCTTCTTTTTTCTTGTATACTGTTGCTTTGATTCTTTTCGCATTGTTTACATTAAAAACTAAAGTTTTTCCGTTTTGATTTACTACAGTTTTTAATAGGGTTTTTGCTGGTTTTCTGTTTTTTTCTAATTTGTACTCATTACTGTTTATCTCTGTTTCTAATTTTGAAAATGTTTCTTTTTCTTCATTAGATAAAGACTCTAGCGCCTTGTTTAGAATCGCTGTTCTTTTTTTCTTTTGAGTATTCAGTTTTCTTGAAAGACTGATTTCTAGTTTCGGATCAAATTGTTTAGTCATAGTTTATTCCAAGTTATTAATGAATTGATAGATAACCTATCATCTAGCACACTCGTTAGAGTGTGCTAGTGTTAGATTAACTAAACTTCAAAATGTCCAGTCTCTTTTATGTCGTTTACATATTCCCATTCTGAAGCTTTGGGTTTTCTCCCAAATGAAGTAATCACTTCTTTGATTTCTTTAGCTCTACCAATATTTTCTAATCTACCAGTAGCAACAGCCAAGTTAACCAGTTCGGGACAAGCTTCGTTTAAAAAGTGAATTGATGGTTGATCAAGTAATGCGACTATTTCAAATATTTCCGACGCTCTAGCTTGTAATCTAAAAGCATGTTCTTCTAAATCTTTAGCGGCAGGATTTTCTTTCGAGATTGTTTCTATCTTTTCTTTTAGTTTGTTCAATTTCATATTCCTATTTAGTTGTTTATGTTTGTCTTTAAAAGACAAGGTAATTTTAACATTAGATGCTACGGCAATGCAAACATTTATTTACTTGTTCATTTGTACAGTGAAATTTTTTTTCTGTTTGGGTCGCGATTTTTTTTGAGAGGTCGATTTTTTCTAGCGTGATTGTGTGAGCCCTTGTGTTAGAAGATCGTCTATTACAACAAGCAGGTCCACGCCACCCCGACTAACAAGAACGTCAACGCCCAGGCGGCTGTCTGCCAGGATGAGCGCGAGAAAAAAATGTGGGACTCTATCGAGATCGAGTGCAGAATTAGAGGGCAGGATTTAAAAAATCCGACCCCCCCTAAAATGTATACAGTATATGTATACTGTATACATAGTCATTCACCACAAATAATTATTTGGAAAAAAGAATTGGTTAACCTCTCCCATCTTAAAGAATCTGAGATTAAAGAAATCCTCCAACTTCAGGAGCGATTAAGCCTTATCGATGCACAGGAAAAGAGTAGAGACTCCTTTATGGAGTACATCCGATTTATCTGGCCTAACTTTATTGAGGGTGACCACCATCGTGTTGTAGCTGACAAGCTTACGGCGGTAGCCAAAGGGGATATAAAAAGATTAATTGTTAATATGCCCCCTCGACATACCAAGTCTGAGTTCGCTTCAGTGTACTTTCCATCATGGATTATGGGTATCAAGCCTGATATGAAGATCATGCAGACCACCCACACGGCTGATTTATCGGTTAGGTTCGGAAGAAAAGTAAGGAACCTTATGGATTCCGATGAATATGCCAGCATTTTTCCAAATGTGACTCTATCAGCAGATTCCAAAAGTGCGGGTCGATGGGAGACCTCACAGGGTGGGGAATATTTTGCAGCAGGTGTTGGTGGAGCCATCACGGGGCGGGGTGCAGATTTATTGATTATTGATGATCCTCACTCAGAACAGGACGCATTGAGTCCTAATCTGCTGGAATCGTGTTATGAATGGTATACCTCTGGTCCGAGACAGCGTCTTCAGCCTGGTGGAACCATTGTAATTGTCATGACTCGGTGGAGTACGTTGGATCTAACAGCCAAGTTGTTGAATCGTCAGACTGAGGTTCATGCAGATCAATGGGATGTAGTGGAATTACCAGCCATATTTGAGGATTCGGGTAATGTCTTGTGGCCTGAGTTCTGGAAGAAAGAGGAGTTGGAGAGTGTTAAAGCTTCGATTCCTGTATCTAAATGGAACGCACAATATCAGCAGAACCCCACATCTGAGGAAGGCGCTATTGTAAAGCGCGAATGGTGGAACATCTGGGAAGATGACTCACCTCCCCCATGTAGCTATGTGATTCAGAGTTATGATACGGCATTCAGTAAAAAACAGAGCGCGGATTACAGTGCGATTACCACATGGGGTATTTTTAGTCCCGCAGAGGATAAAGGTGATGCAATTATTCTATTGAACGCTGAGAGAGGTCGCTGGGACTTCCCAGAGCTTAAAGCGGTGGCAATGGAGCAATATGATGAATACAAGCCTGATTCCGTTCTAATCGAAGCACAGGCCAGTGGAACACCTCTCACGCATGAGTTAAGAGCTATGGGTGTGCCAGTAACTAACTATCGCCCATCAAGGGGTAATGATAAGGTGACTCGCGTTCATGCAGTCAGTCCTGTATTTGAGGCTGGAATGGTGTGGGCTCCTGACCGTATATTTGCAGATGAAGTGATTGAGGAGTGTGCGTCTTTCCCTTTCGGTGAGCACGATGATTATGTAGACTCGATGACTCAGGCTGTATTAAGATTCAGACAGGGCAATTTCGTATCTCTTTATTCTGACGAGGCTGAAGAGGAAATGTACCGACAGAAGCGCGTTTATTATTAGGAGACTATAAATGTCAAATTTGCTAAAAACTGTTTCAACAAAAGCTGGAAAAGAAATAGGCAAACAACTGGGTAAAGCTGGCAAAGCTATTGATGATTTTTTAACCCCCAAGTCATTAACAGAAAAACAAAAATCACAAACCAGAAGAACAAGGCGAAAATTAAAAGAAAAGGAAGATCCTTTAAAGTCTTTTGCTGGTAGTAAAGATCCAGCAATTAAAAAAGCTAGGCAAGAAGCTATTGACAAAGCAAGGGCGCAAGCTAAAAAAACCAGAGGCGCTCAAAAGAGAAGGCAGCAAAAAGAGAAAGATGCTGCTGTAAGCAAAAGGAAAAAACAAATAGGCGGTGCTGGTGCGGGAACAGCGGCTGTTATTGGGCTGACCACATTAGGCTCTAATGACAAGCCAAAGCCAAAGTCAAAAACATTAAAAACTACTGATCAGATGAAGAAAGACAGGCAAGCGGTAAGTGACATTGCTAAGTTTTCTGCCAAGAAAAATCAAGAGAAGTTAGATAAGGAAAAAAGAAGAAAAGAGGACGCTGCAAAAGATTTAACCTGGAAAGATTTTTCTGGAAGAGGCGCACTTAAACGAGCTAAAGAATATGGATTGAAGCATTACATGGGTGCTGATGGTAAGAAAAAAGCAACCATTGATAAGTCTGAAATCAGGGAAGGCGAAACAATGACTCAGGCGTTTAATCGAATCCTTGGTAAAACACCTCGCAAGAAAAACATGGGCGGCATGATGAAGTCCAAGATGGCCTCCAAGGGTGGCATGATGAAGTCCAAGGGCATGGCTAAAGGCGGCGCGATGAAGAAGAAGGGTTACGCCATAGGCGGTGTTGCTAAAAAGCCAGTGCCTCCAGAAAATAAAGGTTTGAAAAAACTGCCTAAAGATGTTCGCAACAAGATGGGCTATATGAAAAATGGCGGCATGGCTAAGAAAGGCTATTCCAAAGGCGGTGCAGTTAAGTCAGCCAAGAAGAAGCGCAGCACAGGTGCAGCTCTAAGAGGGTTTGGAGCAGAAATAAGATGAGTAAAATCTTAAAAGAGATAATAAAATCTGGCGGCAAAGAGCTAGGAAAATCTCTTGGAAATTTAAAAAAGTTATTAAAGTCATCTTCAGATGATATTGAGAGTTTTGAAGTAAATGTTCTGCTTCCTAAAGACAAACGATCTATTAATGAAATACTTAAAGAAGATGGTGCTGCTGGCGCTAAGAGACTAGAAAGTTTGTTAAAAGAAAAAAAGCCTAAGTTATCTAAAATAGATAAGTTAGGTTCTAAGGGAGAAGGCAACACTAGAAAAAGTAGTAAAAAATTTAACCAAGAGATATCAAAAGAAATTGGTAAAAAGCTTAAAAAAAGAGAAAACAAAATTAAAAGAGATAGTTTGTCTCCAGAAGAAAGAGGTGATTTCTCTGGTCCAGAATTTTTTCCGCCATCAGGAAAAATGGCTAAAGGTGGAATAGTTAAAAAGAAAAAATCCATGGGAACCAAATGGGAGAACAAGTGGGGATAAAATAATTGCCTTACCTCCAAAGCAACATCCCGCATTTCAAGGCGTGGGTGAGAAGGGAATACACAGTCAATCACGAAAGATACCATGGCGAGTTTT